AACTGCATCAAAACAAATAAAGTCTGAGAAGGTTCTGGCACTGGAAGTGGAACAATCGCATCACGGATATTTCCACCAAAAGAGTCGCAAAGCTTCCATTCAGAAGGGCGGAAAGGTTTCATGCCGCCAGAAATGTTTAATGCTTTGGAAATGAACCCACCGCCAGTATTTTGCAAAGTTCCCGCATCAGTCAGTTGGTTGATTGAGCTATTGATTGCTGAGTTGATGTTAAACAGTAAGTGACCTAAGCCAACACCATAAAACGAACCATCAGGCGAAGGAATGAAGATGTAGCGCACGAAGAAGTTGATAGCTTCGATGCATTGGATTTGGCCTTTCTTGTTTTTCTTAACGTCTTTTTCTTTAAATCTTTTAACTAACTTAACCAGCTTGTTAGTAGCCTTATGAACAACTGCAATGTAAGGTTCAGCATAGCCATCACCATCTAAGTCAATCCAAGTGTGTTGTTCTAAGAAAGTGACTAAGCCAGCAGAAGCTTCGTCGCCAGTGCTTTTCTCGTCATTCTTATCTAATGCATTGTCAAAAGAAGCTGAGTCTTGAGCGTTTGGATCAAAATCAAAATCAATGTAGTCGCCAGAACGAATGCAAGAAACGACATCTTGCGGATATTTCTCAATAATATGAGTGACAGGAGCTGTAAAGGAAGGTGCGAAATCGTTAATAATCAGTTTGTCTGGGTAAATCAAATCAGAGCAAAGCTTTTCGCCTTCAGAAGAATAATAATCCTTTTTAAACATCGTTCCTAGCGCGCTTAATGCACCAAACAACGCGTCCATGTCTTCCTCGAAGTTGTCGATCTCTTCGTTTAGTTGGTAGTTAAGAACTGTTGCGACTCTTTGGCCTCTCTTAAGCTTTGCACCTACGTTTTGAATAGCTGGCAAACCTGTTTCATCAAGGACAGCAATTGAGCCATCTTCATTGCGCATCTCATTGCCTTCGATGTCTTTCATCACTTCGCCATCATCATTTCCTATTACTTTTGCTTTGACAATGTTGCCGTCTTTGAAAATCTCAGGATAACATTTAGCGGAAAACTCAACGCAAGCGGTGGCTATAAGCGGAAAGCTTACGTTAGAAGCGCCATCGAAAGGAAATGATCTCTTCTCGGATTGAGAAAGAACGTATTTAATGATTTCTTGAAGTTGTTTTTGTTTCTCGGTGCGAGACTGTAGATCGGTTGTGAATCTAGTGTTGACTTGAGTGGCAACAGACGCGCGCATTTCTTCAGATAAAACCTCGGCAAGGTTGTCTGTGCTTAGAATGGTGCTAAAGTCTAAATATTGTGCAGAGTCTTGAGTAAGCAGCATTATTTGCGCGTTATTTTTCTGATTCATTTACTCAAGGTTGGTTAATTGTTAGATTGCTGTTTTTTAATTGCAAGGGGTAAATTAATACCCTGTAATTGAATTACGATTGCTCGCATTTAAAAACTCCTCGTAAGCGTACTCATCAACGTAATTGTCTTGGTTCGTTAAGTTAGTCTCTAGCTTATGAACCGAGGCGGCAAACGTCTGGAAAGCATCAGCTCCGTTTGAGTTAATATCATGCAAAGGCTGGTCAGAGAATGAGCCAAGCTTTTCATTAAACTTCTTTCTGTATTCTCTCAGTCTTCCAATGCCAATCTCACACTTCTTTTGATCGAACCAACAGCGATTTAGAATTGATCTTGCTTGATTGATTGAGTCCATTTTGTTCTGCGCTCTTACAATTCTTTCAAACTTAAAGCCAAAGTTTCTAGCAATCTCTAAGCCATCCTTTCCATCGTAATAACTTCTTTTGTTGATGTCATGCGGTGCGAAGTGGTAGCCGTAGTTGTAGCCTTTTTCTTTCAGAATCTTGAAATAGTGCGGCAATGGCTCCTCAGACATCTCGTAGTAGTCAACCAGGGTGAAGTCAAAGCCCTTCTTCTGGTAAAACCAAATGCAAGTGGTGTCGTTTATTCCTAAGTCCCAAGCTGTGTGAATTGGCAAATCAATGTCTATTCTTACCTTGCCAATCCTTCCGTCATTCTCCGCCGCGATTAATTCCTTTGACCAGTAAGCGCCAACGATAGCTTTTTGGAACGCTTCCTTTGAATTGCTCGGGAACTCTTGCTTCATTAGATCACCTTGGGTCTCTTCTTTCTTGCAATACCAAGTCTTTTGCTGTCTGGTTAGTTCAATGCCTTCGTTCTTAAGATCTAGGAAATAGTCGTTTTGCTTATCGTTGAAAGCATAATCCGCAACCATTTGATATTTCTTGTCTTTCCACCAACCAAAGAAGTGAAACTTCCAATCAAGAGGTGTTAGCTCTTCTTTCATTCTCTTCTTTCTCTCAGCAACGTCGCATAAGTTGAAGAAGTGACCGCTTGCGCCTTGTGCTGTTGATTCAATAACTATCTGTTGGCCTTGATGCACTGTGTTAAGTGAACCCGACATAATCTCTTCAGCTTTGTCTGGTGACTTCCTGCAAATCTTGCCGAACTCTGTGATGTGTAATCTTTGAACTGTGCCAGAACGTGCTGATGTAGTGACAGAATAAGATGAACCATTGCTGAACCGCATGATCTCAGTTGAATCGGTCACAAGCTTTCTGTGTTCTTTTATCTCGGCAGGCAATCTGTCATAAGCATAACGAACCTTATCTCTAAGTAGCTTCTTTGCGTCTTCTAAGTCATCACCAATTAAAACGGCTGTGATGTTTGAGTTGAATAGGCAGTCATCTAAGAAGTTAATGCAATAGAATGTTGTGATGCCCATCTGACGAGCTTTTAACACAATGTTAAGAGGGTGTTTTTCTTCTATTAATTCGCTTTGTGCTTCATTGCAGATAAACTTAAACTCCCTACCGTTCTCATCTTTGCAGTAGTACAAGTTGGACATACGCCAAGTCTTGTTTGCAAGCAGTTCAGCTAGTTTTTGTTTTTGTTCTGGTTTCATTAATCGCAAACTTGAATGGAATCTAAGCTAATCATCTTATTTGTTGTTGTCGATTTCTTTTAACACTTCACCAAGCCACGAGGTAGTCGAGCTGGTGTCTTTGATTTCTGCTTGAATCTTGTGCGAATCACTAAACTTGTTTTTGTTCTTAACTGCGGCTTTTCTTCTGTAGTGATGGGCAAGCTCTCTTTGTCTTGCAACGGCTGCCTGTGTTGCATCGTCTTGAATGTCAAGGATTGCTTCTTCTGCTTTGTCGAATGCTCTGTCTGCGCTGTTTTGTAGCGCTTCACGTGCGCGTGCGGAATGTTGAGAGTTATTGACGAAATCACTCACCACCGATAAGTCAACACAAAATTCTTTCGCAATAAATCTATAATTAAAATCATTCTCCAGCATTTCTATCACCTTGTCAGCGTTCTCGGCTAAAATCTCTTTCTGTGTTTTTTTCTTCTCACTCATACACTAATTTTTTTCTTTTTTGATTTTACACAAGCAGTGTGCTTTCGCGAGGCATGTCAAGTGATTTATTTTTTAAAGTCAAGCGCTTTCTAGCATTTTATTAGTTAATTCAATCAGCTCCTCTTGTGTCCAAAACTTCTTTTCCCACTCATGCAAGGGGGTTTCGTGTATTGCCTCCCCTTTTCCTCCTCTTGTGTGATGCCAGTCGCATAAGGCGCAGGTTTTTAGATCACTTACCTTTAGTCCTAAGCCACCACCAATTGAATGATGAGCGATTGTCTTTGTCTTTTGCTCTATTCCTTTTGTGAAGCATACTACGCAAGGCAAGTCATGAATCTTTGCCAATCTCTCCTTATCCTTGAATCCATTCCTTAGCTCTTTTGGTGGCTTAAGATAGCTTTTCATCTCTCTTCTTCTTTTCTTCTAGCATTTCTTCAGCCATTTGAAAGCAGTAAATAGGTATGTCTTTCCTCATTTTATCTAACTCTACTCTGGAATTTGCATGCATACCTTGCAAAACTCTCATCGCACATTCATCTCTAAATTTAATCTCTTTTTCTTTAGTCATTTTCCCTTCTGTTGTTAAATTTTTAGAACATTCAGTTTCTAAGACTCGAACAAGCTCTTTAGCCCAAAAACATAAATCTTCAATTCTCATCAAATAACTTAGCGTCAAAGAATCTATTTTGTCGCCGAAAGATATTTTGTGAACATGATCGGCGTTGCTTACCAATCTTTCCATTGCCTCTTTAATTTCATCGCTAAGTTTCATTTTCCCCCTCGTTAAACATTGCCGCCAAAAACATTCCCCTAAGCTTATTTATTTCATCGCCCATAAATACATTTCCCACAGGCTCTTTTCCCATCTCTTCTTCATATTCGTAGATCATTTGGTGTTGTTTGATAGCAAGCCACGTTTCAAAACATTGGTTGGCTAGCTCATCTAAGTCTATGCTTGTTGTTTTCATTTTACCCTCATTTTTTAAATTACCAACCCCCACACAATACCCACAACAATTTTATTCTTCAAGCCCTTTCTCTCTAGCCCTCACAAGTATTTACAGCGTATTTACTTTGTACATACAATTTGAGTTATTCAGTATTTCTTAACAACTAAAATTACCCCAAATCTTTTTTAATTTATTTTTCCCCTCTCCCATCAAATTATCCTGCAAATCCTTCTGGCTCTAGCTTTCTAATTACTTTAAAATTCTTTTAAATAATTGCTTTACAATTAAAATCATGGCTCATAAGATGATGTCACACCAAAAAACAAATCAAACAAATAAATGAGGTTTTAAAAATGACAAATGCGCTAGTTTCAACTCAAGTGACAAAAGAAGTATTTAAAGACTCTTTATTAGAAAGATTAGAAAAATTCGGTTTAGATAAAATGAAAGAAGGGGCTGAAAAAAAAGCTTACATTTCAACTTTTGTATTAGCTTATTTTACAGCTACAAAAGACTTCTCAAATCACTCAGTTGATCCTGATGATTTAGATGGAATTAGAGAAGAAATTACAAAATTGTTTAAATATGATGATTTAGATTACGGAATTTAACAAAATTAATAACAAATGAGGGCAAAAAAATGGAACAATTTAAAAGCATTACTAAAATGAGCGATGCAGACTTAACATTAGAATTAATCACAATTTCATCTAGTTCGCATGTTTGTGCTTCAGATTGTTTAAAAGAAAAAGGTTTCACTGAATTTAAGAATGAAGACGGAAACCCACGCTTTGCTAAAAACGGGGAAGTGTTTAAATACAATCACCCGATTTGGGACATTAAAAACAAGAAAGTTCTTTTGAGAAAAATTAATTAAAACGAGGTAAAAAATGAGCGCTAACGTTAAAGGTTTAAAAAATATTTCAAAAAACTCTAAAGAATTTGAGATCAAATATCATCACATGATTATTTATGCAGTGTATCACGAAGCGTTAATTGTAATGAGAAGTTTAGAGGAAAAATTGGAAGATGCGTGCAACAGACTAGATGAAGCTGGCATCTTCCGACAAGATTTAATTAAAGAGGAGAGCTAACATGTCACCAGCCGAAATCTTCGACTTACTAACATCAAACGAAACACCCGACTTTAAACTAGCTCTAAAAGCTTTCTTAAGGGTCTGCATTGGTGCAGTGCTTATGATTATTTTCTTTGGGGTTTGTGAGTGGTATGGGCTTAATTATTTAACTTTTTAAAATGAAAATCTCGGAAATTTACAACAAAATGATTGCTGAAAACCTCAGCTATTCACAAATAGTGGCTCAACTAGACCCGCCAATCACAATACAAGGCCTGCGTTATCACGTGGCTAAGTATTGCAAGAAAAACTCACTGCCTTTGCCAGCGGGTAAAAGGGGAAGAAAGGAAGTGGTTAAAAACTTTAAACTAAAGGGGGAATAAATGAAAAATCCAATCAACATGACGCCGCAGGAATTAATCGAAAACGGTTTTGACGGCCCAAGAGTCCCATGCGTTGAAAAACTTAATGGGGGGAAAATTATAGGAGCTTCTAAAATTGGAAAACTAAAACCAACTAATGCAATCACAATGAGAGGAAAGCCTGTTTTTTTGACCGAGAAAGGGGAGTTGGTTTCTTGTGAGACAAAGATGGCTGAAAGAATTGAAGAGCGTTTAAATCAATTAAAAATGGGGGTATAATGGAAAACGAATTAAGTTTTGAATTAGAAAGAAAAGAAATATCAGATTTGCAAGCCGATAATAACTATTGCCCGCCTAATTATTTAGGCCAGTTTAGTGGTCATATTCAGCAAAAACTAATTGCGGCAATACCACAAGCTTTGACTTATGCTTTGCCTAAATACCGCTCTAAAACTCAACCGTGCAATTGTGTTAAGTGTGGCAAAATCTACGCTTCAGAACAATCAGCCGAGGAAATGGGTATGTGTTGGTCTTGTCATTTTGACGAATCTCAGCAATGCCTAGAAGACATGGAAAAGTTTGTGCTTGAGATTGGTGAGAAAAAAAACTACTCATGCAGAAAGGTTGAAAGCTACATGCCAAACCGTATTGGTGAAGATAAGAAATGGGAAGTGCAGAAATACTTCAAAGAACGTCTTGATGGTCGCATGAAGAAAAATGAGGTGTACAAAGTAATCAATGATGCGTTTAACCTTGATTTGACACAGAGAGAGGCTCTAGCTTTGCTAGATGTAAATGCTATCAGGGTAGCCGCGAGAAAAAGAGGTCATTTATTTAATCAAAATGAGGTTTAAAATGAAAAAACTAACGGGTAAAAAATACGAAACAGAAATGCGCCGCCTTCAACATGAAGAGCAAATCTTATTAGAAGACATCGCAGAGCTAGTAGAAAAAAGAAATAAAATCAGAAGAAAGGGGGTTGCTTTAGTGAAAAAGCCTTTGAAGGTTTTGCAGGATAAGCTTTTGGCAATTAAACAACAAATGAGAGGTTTATAATGAACGAAAAATTACAAGAAATTTTAGTTGCGATCGCATTAATTGCGGCTCTAGTAGCTTTTATGGTTTGGAATGTATTAACAGAAATCGAAGAAACAGAGCAAGAACAATTTGGGAAAATTATCGAGTCAACTTGGAATAAAGAATTTGACCAAGAAAAAGTCTTGACAGCTCCGATTTTTGAATAAATAAATGGGGTGCGGTTCCTTCATTTCCGCCTGCCAGCGCAGACCTCACCTACCTCAAGGCTTTCGGTTCGAATCCGACTGCGCTGGCTTTCAATTCAACTGGTTAGATTAATTAAGCGGCCTGAATCCTTTAGTTAATCTGACTTGTTGAGCTGAAAAGCTCTAATACACTACGTCTTTAGACGGGGCTTGTTCGTGATACAATGGCTGCGATCTTTCGGGGTTGATGGGTGTCGTTGGGCGAAACTCACGCGCTAAATGGTGCACTCGTTTAGCAAGCTGCAAGCGATGGAAAGTCTGAGGGAGTAATTACCCTCCACGTTCTGGGGCTGCCAAGGTGTGAACTTGGCTAGTGTTTAATTGAAATCACTGCGTAGCGGGGGTTTTGAGAATACTCCCAAGCACAGAGGCGGGCTTCATGCTCGGCGTAGTGATGGCTTGGGGGTTGAATAGTGCCTCCAACGAACCCGAAAGGATCGCACCAGTGGGGGACATTTTTCTCTTGATTCTTAGAAATAGGGGTTGAGAGTGCTGGAAATAAGTAATCGAGTAGGGCTGGATTATTTATTGTTATTTTCATATGTCGTGGAGTGCCCTACGCTCCGCGACGCCAAACTACAGTAGGGAACAATGCAAATCACATTTTCAGAAAGAGAGTTAGAAGACTTTCTTTGCACAGGTAAAAATTTAGAGAAATATTTAGGACTAAAGTTTATTGCTCGGCAGGTTAATATTGCGCCAGCTGGAATAATTGATACTTTAGCTTACCATAAGCAAAGTAAAACATGGGTTATTATTGAATTAAAAAAGGACATAATTGGAGATGCTGCCCTTTTGCAAATCTTATCTTATTTAAATTATTACAAGGCTACAAACCCAGAATTTGAATATAAAGATTTTCTGAGAAAGAGAAAATTTTCAGGATTATTAGTGGGCAGCTCTTTAGATCACAATTCTAATTTTATCCGAAAAATTTTATGCTCCAAACATAGCCTCTCACACAGAGAAGGCGCTATTTGCTACACGCTATTTAGAATAAACTTAGAAACTGGTATTAGCTTTGATTATATGTCACCATTTATAGACTCATACACTAGAGAGTTAGATGATATTAGGTGGGAAGGATTACAAGGAAGGTATCTTAAAATAGATAAAAATTTAAAACATTTTGAATTTTAACTATGACAATAGGATTCATAAAACTTCATCGAAAAATAACAGACTGGGAATGGTATTCTGATGTTAATACGTGCCGCCTTTTCCTACATCTTCTCCTGACCGCTAAATTTAAAGACGAGAAGTGGCGCGGCATAGATATTAAAAGGGGGCAAGTTCTTACTGGTCGCATGAGCCTAGCAAAATCAACGTCTCTTACAGAGAGCCAGATAAGGACTGCAATTTCTAAACTTAAATCAACCAACGAAATATCTATCAAAATCACCAGCGAGTTCTCTATTATCACGCTTACGAACTACGATCTATACCAATCACGCTCAGAAATAAATGACCAGCAAAATGACCAACCCCTTGCCGAGAAAGTATCCAGCCAATCGCCAACTAATGACCAACCAATCGCCACAGATAAACAAATACAAGAAGAACAAGAATTAAAAAGAATAGAAGAAGAAAAGAAATTATTGATCGAAAATCAATTTAAATCATTTTGGGAATCATACAAAGCAATTCACACTGGAAAGGGAGTAAAAAAAGAAGCTAACCAAGCCTTTTTGAAAGCTCTAAAAAAAACCTCTTTTGGTGAGATTGAACAAGGACTTAAAAACTATATGGCTGAATGTCACTCTAAAAACATTTACACCAAGCAAGTTTCAGTTTGGCTAAACAAAGAATGCTGGAATGGAGATTATTCTACCCCTAGTCAAAAGCCCATTATTCCGTCAAATCCTCTAATCGAGAAATTAAACTCTATTGCTGGCAAAGATCTTTTTAAAAAGACCGAAATCTCTTACGATCAAATTCTACTTCGTTGCCACAATGTAAAACTATCAAAAGAAGCAAAGCAATTACCAGTTGAGACAAAAGAAAAAATCAAAGAAGAAATGCTAAAAAGCTTTCCTGACAAAACCTTAACCGTCACCTACTAATGCTATTAAACAAATTTACCAATATTGAGTCGGAACAAGCTGTCCTAGGCACTATTTTAATCAACAATGCCTACTTAGCCAGAGTTTCTGACTTCCTAGAAGATAAACACTTTTTTGAACCAGCTCACCAAGCAATCTACGCTAGAATTGTCGAAGTCGCTAAAGATTCTACTGCAAACCAAGTCACCCTAAAGAACTTTTTTGAGGCAAATGAAGCAACTAAAGCAACTGGTGGCGTTCTTTATCTTTCAACACTTTTAGGTGCGTCTTGTTCAATTATCGACATTCGTGATTATGCTAAACAGATTGTCGAGCTTTGGAAAAAAAGAGAGATAGAGTTTCTCTTGAAAGAATCACTTGAAAATCTTGCTGAGAAAAAACTTGAACCTCTTATGGCAAAACTCACTAATGAAATTGCGGGGCTTTCAATTGAATCAGAAGTGCGTAAAACGGTCAAACTTGGCGATGTGGCGAAGAAAGTAAATGAGAATAGGGAAAAGGGCATTAAACCAAAAATAACCCCTTCCTTGCTCAAATCATTCGATGAAAAACTAAATGGCGGGTTCTATTCAAAAAGATTGTATGTTTTGGCTGCTGCTGCTGGTTGTGGTAAAACTTCACTTTCGGTGCAACTTCTTCTTACATCAGCTATGCAGGGTAAGAACTGTTTATTTTTTTCAATGGAGATGGACGAAGAGGAAATTTATTTCAAAGGAATATCCTATCTTGCCTCAGTGCCAGCTTGGAAAATGCAAAGAGGATTGCCTTTGAATCAAGGAGAAACCGAGGCAAAAATGAGGGCAGACAAACAACTAGATGACTTGCCAATTTTTGTGAATGGTACAGATAAAGCCAGAGTTTCATCACTCGAAACCTTACTTAAAAGACAAATCAATATGACGCCAGTGGACTTGGTAATTGTGGATTACATTCAGATTATTGACACCGACCAAGACAAAAACATAAATCAGGCTGATTTAATTAAAAGAAATACCACTGCCCTTAAGAACATGGCAAAGAAATATGATGTTGCTGTGATTGCTCTTTCTCAGATTAAGAGAAATGACAATAAAGAGCCAACCCTTGAAGATCTAAAGGGGTCAGGTGGTATTGGCGAAGATGCTGATATGGTGATGATTTTATACACGCCAGACAAGGATTCTAAGGAGAAGGTTAGAGATATTAAGATGATGATAAGGAAAAACCGTTGGGGGGCGTTAGGGGAAACTCAAATGTCTTTTGACGGAGAATTTGGGCGATTTATTGAAAACGATAATTTTTAACTATGGAACACACAGAAAAATCAAGATTTTTTGAACAAACTTACATCGACTTAGTTGATTGTCATTCTGACATTAAATTCACGAATGAACTGACTGGTTTTGAAGAAGATCGAGCAAGCAAGCTTATAAACTTTTGCCGCATAGTTTGCGATGAGTTTAAGGATGATGAAAGATTTTCTGACCTATTCTTGCCTCGTGATAAAGGCCCAAGACATATCAGCGAGCTTATGGAAGAATTTTTGGACAAGAAAGGTATAAAATAACAGAGAGTTTGGAAGATTTACTGAAATTTAATTTTTGAGAGGAAAATGATAATTGGAAATGGAGAGAACCCAACTTTTTTACATATAGAAGTAAAAAATATTGAAGAAAGGCATAAGCAAACGAAAGGAGGCGCAAGGATAGATTTAAGGGGAGATTTTTTTGCAGAAACAAGAAAAATAGGAAAAGAATTTGAAAGTAAAGCGACATTTTATCTAACTTCTAAGCAATGCGGAGAATTAATAAAATTATTAAGAATAGCAAAAAATTACAAATAATTATGATTCACATTAAAAACATACTAGCAAAAACCGTAGAAAACGCAAGCAAAGCTAAATTCTACCGCACCAACCGAGACATATTCCTACGCTATTTTGAAAGCCGTGAGCAATATGAGGCTTTGATACTAGCGGGGAATTTTAAGAAGATGGACGAGATTATTAAGGAGGGGAAATGAAAGTAATAATAGGTGAACACATCACAACGCCATATAGCGACATTAATGGGAATATGCTTACCATAGAAGCTGCTAATTATCAGAAGTGTAATTTTGATGTAAGGGCTTTGATGCCTAATATCCAAAGATCAATTTTTGAAGATTGCATTTTTGAGAATATGGAATTTACGCAAATTGCGCCAAATACCGTATTTAGAAGATGTATTTTTAAAAAAGTAAGATTCTACGATGATCCTCGCCCACGTTTAGAAGGAGTGATTTTTGATAAATGTAAATTTATATCATCTAGGGTCTCTTGGAGAATGGAGGACGGAGTTATTGATGCAAAGTTTGATGAGTGTGGTCTGTATGAGTTAAGATTTAATAATAGCAGTGTCAAATTAGAATTCGAAAAATACTCGCAAAATCTTTGTTATTTAATTAAGCCACACTCAGCCGCGATTGCCCCATATGAGTCTTTAGCCTTCTCAAATTGCTCTAAACTTGAATTACTTGGGTTTGTAAAAAATGAAGGGCATGGCATAGTAATTTGCGATGAAAAAGATATTGCAAAAATAGGCATGATTCTTGGGATCAATAGAGATAGTTCTTATAATTAAGGAGGGAAAGTGAATTGGAGAACAATTGATACCAGACCAACCGAAGATTGTAAAAGCTTTCTAGTTGCACTGCCAAAGAATGACATGGCAGACTATATAATTCTACAAGTATCTAATTTTGAGGGAAATATGTATCCAGACCACTTAAATGGGTTAATTGATTGGAGTGACCGAGTGCTTACCGCCACCCATTGGTGCAATTTAATAGATGCTCCAAGGGAGCAAGTGACAATCGAAATAAAAGATGAAATAATTAAGGAGGGGAAATGAACTTAGAAAAATTAAAACATATTTTAAACTTAGAATCCAGAGAAGAGGTGAAAGAAATGCTCTTCTTGGAACAGCTTTCAAAAGAAGAGGACATTATACCGAAAATTCTTCAACTTCTTCAGGCGGAGAGAGTCAGAAATCAAAGCCTCATTTCTGATATGAACTTTGAGCTTTCGCGCACTTTTGCCTACATTGCCGAAGCAGGATTTGATAAAAAGAAAAAGGGATTTAGTGCGGAGTTTGTTCTCGGAGAAATTAAGGCTTTATATCGCAAATATAAAACAACAATTTCACACACATACAGGAAAAGTGAATGGGCTAAAGAACATTTAGCGGATGTTTATCCTGAAGACGTAAAGAAAAAGAGAGATTCGAAATGAGCATACAAAGTATACACATTGTAAATACACCCATCCTAAAAAAACTAAAGCTAAAACTTTTTGGCAAATTAGTTAAGAAAGAAGTGATGGATTATGGCACTTTTGCAATTGAATTATGCGACTACACCTACAGGGGCAAGGATTGGTTCTTGATTAGAAAAATAATAAAATAGGGGGTTGCAATTTAAAATAGTAGTATGTATTTTATACATATCGACAACAATAAACGAGGGGAAAATGATTAAGATTGTTTTATACGTTATTGCTTTCGTCAATCAACCATACATTGCTTTGATTGTATTAATAATAGATATTCTGACATCTGCATTTACGATAAATATTTCGGAATAAAACTAAATGAGGGAAAAATGAACAACGCAGCACTTACTGACATTAAAAATTTAATCGACCAAGAATTTGACGATTTGGAGCCAGAGGACTTTTTAGATTTCTTTAATGAGATTAAGGAAGCTGGTCAGAAATTAGCAGACTTAGCGCAGAATAAAATTAACCAAAGAGTTGAGTATTTAGTTGATAGTTTTGGCGGTGATGATTGCACAATGAGAAGTTTGAAGGGGGAGTGATGCCAAAATATAAAGTAAGAGTCACTAAAACAACTGAACACTACGAAGTGATAGAGGTTGATGCAGAAACTGACCTAGAGGCCAGAAGAAATGCAATATTAATTCTGAAGGATGATGATAGCGAGCTTCGGTGGATTAGAGATAAGGTTGGGTTTAGAGCGGAGGTAGTTCATGAATAGGAATTACCAAGAAGAGCATCTTAAGTTTGTAAAAAAACAAAGAAAATTCTTAGCAGAAAAGCAAAAGTTTGACGTAGTAATGAAAACTTTTGAATCTGGTATTAAGGCAATAATCTTGGAGCAAGAAAGAATTAATAAACACTTTATTTTGGGTAAGTTATGAATGAGAGAGATTCACAGGAATATTATTGGTATTACGCAAGTCAAATTAACAAATAGGTAAAACATGACAAAAGAAATAGCGTTAGTAAATTTTAATCAAGAGCAAATCAAATTAATCAAATCGCAGATTGCGCCAAAAGCCAGCAATGCAGAATTGGAATTGTTTTTGTACCAAGCAAAAAGAACTGGCTTAGATCCTTTGACCCGCCAGATTTATGCAATTTTTAGAAACGTAAAAGAAAAAGAATACGGAAAAGATGTTTGGAAACAAAAAATGACTATCCAAACCTCAATTGACGGTTTTAGAGTTATCGCAGAAAGAAGTGGTGATTACGGCGGACAAGATGAGCCTATTTTTGTAGAGCAGGAAGGTAAACTGATTTCTTGCAAGGTCGTTGTTTATCGTTTTCGTGGCGATGTTCGTTATCCTGCTGCTGTCGGTGTAGCATATTGGTCAGAATATGCTCAGGTTGATGATAAAAACCAGCCAACAGGCTTATGGAAAAAAATGCCTCATACTATGCTTGCAAAAGTAGCTGAGGCTTTGGCTTTAAGAAAAGCTTATCCACAAGATTTATCTGGGCTTTACACCTCGGATGAAATGAATCAAGCTGACGAGGTAAAAGTTGTGGAGCCAGTAATTTTAGAGCAAAAAGAAGCTCCTAGAAATGCCCTTGGTTTTTCTCCCAATGGAGATTTAGCTAAGGGAGTTGATATGCAAGAAACTCAGATTGCGGAAAACAAAAAGCTTGCAGAGCGATTGATTGCACGAATTAACCAAGTGGGAAGTGCGGCAGAATTACAAGGTTGGCTAGAGGAAAAAGCTGTTGTTAGCGCTTATGATAAACTTGACAAATATCTACCAGAGACCTTTGCAGAAGTTAAAAGGGCAGAGCTGGCTATGTTTGAGAAGTTAGATCCGAATGATTAATTTTTTTAACCAAATGGGGTGGGGTAGATGAAAAAGTTTTTAAAAAGAATGTGGCAATGTAAATACATGCTATTTGCTTTCGCGATATTCTTACACCAAGACAATGAGATTGACAGAATTATTCCCGCTGTGTTTGTGGCGGCTTTTGGAGTTGACATCGGAATGCGGGATTTGTTTGAAAAATACTTTGGAGAACGGAAATGAAACTCAAACAACTACTAGAACAAAGGAGGAGTAGATGATATTAAAACCAGAAATATTAACACACCCAAACATCCCAAAACCATTACACGGCTTAAATCCGAGAAGTATTATGGGGCAAGAGTGGTGGGACGAGCAAAGACAATTAGCTTATGCAAGAAATGATTTCTGTTGTATAGCATGCGGCGTTTCAAAGCATGAAGCCAAGAAACATAAATGGTTAGAAGCCCATGAATTTTACAATATTGATTACAACACTGGTAGAGTGGAAATACAGTCCATAGAGCCATTATGTCACTACTGCCACAATTTTATTCACTCTGGCAGGATGAAAATGATTGTGGGCAAAGAAAAATCAGAAGAGGAAGTGATAGAAATTTTAGAGCATGGATTCAAAATTCTATCTGATAATAATTTAAAATGTTTCGAGCCGACATTGGATTTAGCAGAAGAGCTTGGGGCAGAAACTTTTGAGGTAGAATCCTATGATATTCCAAACGTCAGGATAGAATGGAAAAATTGGAAGCTAATTTTTAATAACCAAGAATTTGTGTCTAAGTTTGATAGCTTTGAAGATTGGAAAAAATTTTATGCTAGAGGGTAGAAATGAAACTTAAACAACTACTAGAACAACTAAACCAATTAGCTAAGGAAAGACCAGAGGCTTTGGAGTTGGAGGTTTGCACTTCTGATTCTTGGGGATGGAAGAGTGTTGTTTCTATTGGTACCGATAAAGAGTTTTCTACTCAAAGTGAAATTGTTAAGCTTTACCCACATTAACCAACAAACAATAATAGATTATGAAAGTAAAGGAATTGTTAAACTTACCAAAAAGAGATTGGGATAAGGAAATAATCTACCATTCAATTGCGGTGATTAATACTAAATGCAAACACGATTCTGGTTGGGGGATAATGGCGATAATCGGGTTAGATAAGAATCAAAAACCAATAGAGATAGCAGCTTATTGCGATGATATTCGTTGGGATTTCAACGGATTATCGTTTAGAAATGATATGTTTTATCCATCAGGAATAATTCATTTTTGGGGCAGAGAAGCTAAATTTAAGGTTGGAGCTTCTCTATCCTCAACTGACATAACGCTAATTAAAAGATAAATTATGAAAGTAAAAGAACTAATAGCAAAGCTACAAGAGTTTGATGGTAGCGCTAGTTTTTGGAAAGGTTTGTTTTTGGGTTATGTTGTGTCGGATGTGATTTTAACGTTTATTTCATGAAACTAGACTTCTCCAACAAAACCAAGCTCCAAAAAAACGCTCTAATAGGTGAGGGATATTTCTACCTACAAGAAGCTGCGGAGCTTGGAAAGAGCTTGGTGATCTCGGAAAAGAAAACGCTCAAACAACATAGGGGTTATTTCAGGTTAATTGATTTGCTTCTGCCTTATCTTAGTAAAAGTTATGGGGAAATTAACAATAAGGACGATGCTGATGATTTTATCAGAATAGAGTCTGGTTATTTCAAGGTCGTGAAGACCAAGAATAAGAAAATCGTCTTACCAAGAAGCATTAAAACTGCTACTAAAGAAGATTTAATGAAACTTATAAATAAGGCTTACGAAGCTTGTGAGTTTTATGATATTAAGAACTACGAGCTAACAAGTGCAGAGACGCAGGCGTTGGTGGAATATTTTAACAAAAAGGAGATTTAGATGGTAGATTGCGTTTATTACGAAGAGCAAAATATAGATAAATCAAAAACGATTGATTTATTAGAAAGTTATTTTGGTAAAAATTTTAAATATGATTTTAATGATAGCCAAAGAACTGGTGCAGCTCCTTATTTTCTAGAAGAAAAAGATGTGCTTAACCCAAACAAAGAAACTTACATCGCCCTAAAAAAAGCGGTCAAGGCTTTAGAATGGACTAGCTACAAACTAAACGGAGCGTTTTTACATTATAACAGCCTTCTTATGATTCTTGCGGCAATAACTGACTGCATACCAGTTAGCACAATGGAAGAATGGGAATCTGACCCAAGAATAGCAATTATTAACAACTAACTAAAAACAAAAAGCAATAATATGGATTTCTTTCAAGTTCTGACACTAATTTTTGTCACCCTTAAGCTAACTAACACAATAGACTGGTCTTGGTTCTGGGTATTATCTCCAATGCTACCAATGATTGTAATTTTCGGGTTATGGTTAGGGGCATTGATCCTTGGCGTATGCTTGGGTGGTAAGGTTAGAATAACTAAAATTAAAAAGGAGAAGTAAATGTCAGTAAATAAAGCAATTATTCTTGGTTTCGTGGGAAATGAGCCAGAAATCAAACAAACAAAAAATGGTGATAATATTGCCAAGTTCTCAGTAGCAACTTCTGAGAGCTGGAAAGATAAATCAACTGGCGAGAAAAAAGAAAAAACTGAATGGCACTCCGTGACTGCCTTTGGTAATCTTGCTAATGTTGTAGCTAACTATGTAAAGAAAGGCAGCAAGGTCTATGTTGAGGGATCTATCAAAACAGACAAATATACTGACAAAGACGGAATCGAAAAGTATGCGACAAAGATTATCGTACAAGGCTTCAACTCAACTATTCAATTGCTTGATAGCAAGAAAGAAGAAGGAATATCGCAACATTCGGTTGACAAGGGTAATGCTTATGTGGCGGACGATTCTACTGAAGAGCCCTTCTAAAAAATAGGAAGAGTAGCAAAGTGGACAAATGCAGGGGACTGTAAATCCTCCGTCGTAAGGCTTCGTAGGTTCGAATCCTACCTCTTCCACCAATTAAAACAAAATGGAAAAAATAGAAAAATATAAAGATAAACTAGGCCGCACAATCACTGTCACCCATGATTCTTACAACGTGAGAATCAAGATTGATGACAAGAAGGTTGAGGAGATAGTCACTAAAAACACTTTCTACCAGAGAATGGAGAGAGGCAAATGGGAGCCGATGAGTAATGGAAAATAAAAAACTAGCCGCTTGGCAAAAAGCAACTAACAACCTTGCTCAAGAGTTTTGCAATAAATACTTTGATGGGGCTGAAGATTGGCGTTGGACAGGTGATGATATTGGTGATAATCTTGAGGTAGGTGATTATTTCTTTGGGTTAAGTAGAATTGTTGAAGCATTAGAAATAAACTCCACCCACAAGCTTCTAATTCAGTTTTACGATTACGAAATGGAGTGCTACCATGATAAAAGTTTGCCAAGATATAATTTTAAAACTTGGGTAAGGTATTTTGCGGGGTTTAATGGTAAAGAATAACGAGCAGAAATTTATTGATTTAAAAGACTTAGATAAATTAGTGCCGCACTACTGGCGAGACAGAATCAATTTATTGGTCAATAAAGACGTTCCCAAACAACCAAAAACTGCTGACGATTCTTTAATCACTAAATTTGCGGCATTTAATGAAACTGATATACAGCAGAATTTTTACAAATCATTTAATGCAACAGCTTCGGAGATAAAACTAAAAAGTAAATTTAGTGAACTTGAGTTTGTTCAAAATGATAATGGAGACACTGCTGGCGGTAGTCTGACTCAAATCCAGCGGATGGTGCTTTATAAAAGAAAGAAAGCGGAAGGTTCTCGGAAAGGCTTTCCCGATTGTTCGATGCTATTGTTTAACCAATCTCTCAATTTAAGAGATACCGTATTTTGTGAAGTAAAGAAGATTAGCGCACCAAGCTCAATTAATATCAGAGAAGAACAGCTAGAATGGTTCTTAAAATTGAACGGCATGGGTTTTCAATCATACATAACTAACAATCCGATTTTCTTTAGAGATAAAGTCTTAGGAGAGATCAAAAACTTTTTTAAACAATAAAATGAAAACGCTTAAATTCATCATCTATTACCTACAAGAACTTGTCATACAATGTACATACAATGTAAAGCTTTTAGGTCAGAAAACACGCTATGGATTTAACGAACAAGAAATCTACGGACTCAACAACACCATAGCTGACTTCATTCTACCGAGACTAAAAGCCTTTAAAGAAAATGCTTCTGATGGACATTTCGCAACTAAAGAAGGGCAAAGAGAATTAAGGGCAATGATTTGGAGTTTTGAGAATTTTTTGGAAGTTAGGGCTTTTATGGAAAACGGGGAGTTAAATAAAACAAAATACAATGCTCACCAAAGAAAACTTGCTAAAGGTTTCGCCTTATTTGGCGCACGTTATCAGGATTTATTTATTTTTTAATTTAGGGTGTTGACAATTAATTTCATACATATTTAATACATACCATGACAAACAACAAAATTCGCTTAAGCATTATTATTGGACAAAATCTAAATAATAAGATTGTTGAGTGTAGAAAAGAACGCGTTTTGAATATTTCCGAAATATGTCGCAAGGCAATTGAGCGGGAGTTAAAAAAACTTAAAAAGAATACCCCATAGCTCAATAAAAAACTTCTTAGGAAAAATTTTTAGGGGCGGGTTATGGGGGAAAGCCCCACAAGTTATTTTATCCTTTTTTTAAGTGATGGAATTTTAGGGCTTGTGGGGTTGATATTTTAGTTGAAGGCATCGAGTCCTTATTAACTTAAGGGAATTTTATTTTACTCGGTGTCTTCTGCTAAAATATTTTCATGACAGAATAAAGCGTGGGTGTCACATTAATGATGCAGGGGGCATAAGACTGTCCTTAAAGCGAGCTTTGTTCTGTCTTGTGAGTATTTAATAAATGAGGGGATATGACAGAAAATGAATGTATTGAGCAAATAAGAGATAATGTTAATAAGCATGATCCCTACTCAATGTTTGGCGGCGACATTAATGGAAATAGAATTATAATTGACGGAGAGGGCGACATTGACAGAGTCAAGAGAATTTTTTGGGATCAAATCATGCGATATTTACCAAATAGTTTTGTGGCCTCCACGATAGAACCTTTGCATGCGGGTGTAAATTCTGTTTTAATAGCCAAAAAGTAAAATGAAACACCTACTAATCCTACTACTAACCTCTTCCTGCTGGGCTTTTACAGGAACTGATGGAGAGGATATTTGTAAATTTACTATGAGTGCTAAGTGTGGGAATTATCGGTTAGTAAAAATTGAGGGTAAATAATGTTAAGATTTTGGTGCTGGCATAAATGGACTATGCCAAACAAAGAAGGAGCTTTGCAAACCTGCATTAAATGCGGGAAGCGGAGAAGGTTCTTTTTATAATTAAAACTGAGGGTAAGTAAATGAAAGGAAAAATATTTAACGCACAAGAAGTGCAAGCGATACTAAACGGATCAAAAGTGATGTTTAGGGAGGTGATTAAGCCTTACCCGCATTTAAAAAATGAAGCAATTAGCAGCGTTTGTTTCTTAGAAAAACAAAGCGTTGCAAGGTTTAATTTCTATTCAGAAAAAAGCGAAGAAACTATAATTTCTTTTAAATCCCCCTACCAAGTAGGACAAAAGATTTTTTGCAAGGAGAGTTTTTGGCAATTTGGCGGTTATGATGGCGGAAGCGATGGAGATGAGGCGAGATTCATTGGAAGCAATAAAATCACTTTTTGCCCAGAAGAAGCAGCTAAAACACAAACACTTTGCAAAGCTTGGAAAAGGCGACCAGCCCAACACATGAAGCAAGAACACTCACGCCTATTCCCAAGAATAAAAAGCGTGAAAGTGGAGAGGTTGCAAGATATAAGTGAGGGGGATGCGGTTAAAGAAGGGTTTTTAAATGATAATTTTGGAGATCGTGCTGAACAACCTCCTTCAATGAAGTTCAGAGATTATTGGAACGCAACCCACAAAAAACCAAAAGAGAAGTTTGAGGCTAATCCGTGGGTTTGGGTTGTGAATTTTGAGGTTGTTAAAAATTAGATTGAGGATAAGTAATGAAAAAGGATAGAAGATTAGTGCTATTGGAAGACATCCCTACGAAAGATCTTGCATCACTAGCAAATAATTGGCTTAACGAAATCGATGTTTTAAAAACTCTTGTTGCGGCCAGCGCTATTAGGTTAGGGAAAAGGCCGAAGGATGTTTTGGAAAATGGATTTAGATTTGAGGAGGGTAAGTAAATGAAAACTACATCATTCTTAATTTCTAAGAAACTTGCAGAGATTGGATTGCCACAAGGACAATTTCTTTGCAATAAGCATGGTAGATGGATTGCTGATTTTGGAAATGATCTAGAAGATGGGGATTTTTGGGCTTATGATTTAGAGACTATTTTAGAGGCTTTGCCAGAGACAATAGCAAATGCAAAGCTAGATCGCATAGAAGCGTTTGAAATGCGAAAAACTCATCTGTTATACGATTGTTTGCACACTGATAAGCCAGATTTCATTTGTTATAAGCAAGAAAATGAATCACTAGCAGACTGCGCCGCAAGACTTTTGATTTTGTTGCATGAAAAAGGTTTAATTAATTTTGAGGTAGAAAATGAATAATACGCTAGAAAAAGCATTGGAACAATTTAAAGCAAAATGTTCAGGTTGTGAAAAATGATAATTGATACAAGCTACAAAGACCAAACAGGAAATATTTGGGTTTGTAAAGCAAGAGGTATGACAGACGCTAAAGAAAGATTTGCAATACTTGTGAATAAGAAAGGCACTGTTTGGTTCACCACTGAGCCAGACTGGAAACTATTTAAAACTCTTGTAAAGCCAATAACCAGTAAAGCCAAGGGCAGCAACAACGCCAAATTGAGCAATGATTTCAATTGCGAATTGCAGTGAGCTTTTGAAGAAATAAACCAGAAGCACCACGATTACCAACACGAAATACTGCCAAGTTTTTTCCAGGCCAAGTCTTGCCCATTTTTCAGATGCAGGTTTAGCATTAGCTAGGGCTTCTTTCCAAGGCTTTAAGATAAAATCAATTAGGCTTGGTATGCGATATGTGTTTATTACTTTCTTGAATAGCTCTTTAGCTGTTTCAGTTAAGCGAGTAAAAAGGGCTTTGATGTCTTCCATTTTGATTCGTATTTAGGTTGAGGGACGTAAGTGATTTTACCTTTGCGGTCTTTCCTACCAATAGCTTTTGGTTTTTCAGCTATGAAGTATTTTACTACCAGCTTTTTGTCGGTGTGGATAAAGTTGTTATGCAATGACTGTGAATTTTCCATTTAGTAGTTTTGCAAATTGATTGCGGTTGTCAGTTAATTTGATTGATAGGTGAACCCAAGTGCTTTCTTCAAGGCATTGATCCACGACAACACCAGACTCTTTTAGTTTAAGGACAATTTTGGCTGGAGTTCCAAAAGCTGGGCAAACGAAGTCGATAGCTTCTCCCTTTTGGTGTTGGCTAGTTGGTTTGCTTCCTACGGCAAGGTTTAACGATGGGCAGCGGTAAGCAGAATTGATTTTAATTGGGTGACCAAGCAAGTCTCGTATTTCTTGGATTTTATCTGCAACAGCCATTAAGCTGGTTAAGATGTTGACGTTAGCGGTAGTGTTGTTGATGTTTAGTTTTTTGGCTGTAGGTGAGGCGAAGAAATCTTCTGGTTCGAAGTTCTTTCTCTTAAGGCACTCTTTAGTTATTTGGCTTGTCATCATTTTTGCAAGTTGAGTTCCACAAATCGTTATGATTAACAATCTGCTCGATAAATTCTTTTGATACTGTCGATTGTTTTAATGCTTTTTTATCAGCATCGCTAGCGTTAATTGTAGAGGCCACAATGCAGTAATCATGAATGTAAATAGTCTTGGCTTTACAACTTGTCAATAAGTGCGTCCCGCTCAAGAGAAGCGTTATTTTTAGCAATAACTTTAGACTTCTTAACCACTTGAATTGTTTCATGTTGAGTTTCGATTATTTCCTCTTGGCGTTCAATTACCACGTCTTTTGCTTTAATTACCTGCTTGCTTGCGAAAACAGTCGCTAGGGCTGCGATAAGAACTAGGGCGGCAATTATGTAGCGCGTCATTTAAATGAAAGTTAAAAGATATTTTGCCCCTTCTAGGCAATCACTTAAAGTTAAGTGGGCTGATAAAAACATTATGGCGCAGGAAATAGCAAGCACAAAAACTGTTGAGTGCAGTTTGGATTTAAAAACCAATTGGATAAATTTCCACCAAAAACCCAGCCATTCGTGAAAGATTTTGTAAGCTATTTCAGCATTGGTTGGTGGACGATCGCAATGATGCTGGCTCATTTTAATTTCTTTTGAATTGATTTCTCTTCAATTAATTTCTTTTCAATTGATTCGAGATGATCGAGAATTGCTAAAACTGCCGAATTATCATTTTTGCTTTGATGGTTTAAAGCTTCTGTGAATATTGATTTAAAATATGTCCTAGATTCTGGAGAGTAAATAACATTTTTAACAATTTCTTTAACAAAATCTCCAGTTTGGATCTTTTCCATTTTTGTTTCAAGCTTCTCAAAATCTTCCTTGTTCTCCTGAACATGCGTGCGGTAAATGTAAATGACCAGAATTTGTACTAGCCCTAGAGCGTAAATTGCAATCTCTTTATAATCCATCCTAAACTCCTAAAAAATAAGCCATGCTGCCCCAAATGACAGCCCCAAAAGCAAGCTCTCCAACTTGCCAGCCATTACCACGGATCATGCCTTTAATTCTTTGGCAGATTTCCATTGATAAAAGATAAACTGAACCCATTGAAAGGCCAACAAAAGTAATGTAAAATGGCCTTGTTGGCAATTCTACGATAAGCAGATGGATCATAACAAGAGAAGCTGAAATGCACAGCGTCCACATAAATCCTCTACAAGATAAAGCTGCCCAGCCGCTTAAAACAGGTTCGTCATTGCCTCTAAACCACTTATCAAGCAACAAAACATCATCTCGGTTGTGGTCGATTTTTCTGTCAATAGCTGAAGTCATGTAGCCTCCCCACCCAAAAGAAGCCCCAGCAATCATGCCTGCATAAAGCAAAATAGCGCAAAGCACGTAGGCTAAAGAAAACTCAGAGCAAATTAACGCAGCAAATAGAAGACCAAAAACAACGGCGTGTAGTTGCTTGGTAAAGGGTTTAACGTAAGATTTTGAAAGCCTTAGCGCGTCAACTGGTTCGTAGCCGTATTTTAGCAAAAGGTTTTCGGCAATATCTGTGAGGGTTCCGCCGCGGATTTTATTTAAGACTGCGCCAAGAAGGCTAATGAAAATAAGCATTATTCCTCCCAGTCAGTGGCTGGAATATAAACGCCGTCATCGTTTAGTGCTTTCAAAGATTTAATTTTATCTAAATCTAAATCTATTGTTGAATAAGTTTTGTCTGAATCTGGGCAAACGATATAGACATAAGCATCGTCGTGTAAATAAGTATTTGCCCAACGATTCGTGCAGTTAAAATAATTGACTAGATTATGAATTAAAACTTTTTGTTCATCAGTAAAAGTAATTCCGTGGTCAGCGTAATATTGATGACGTAGCTCTTGGTCTAAATGTAAGCCAAGATCTAAAATAATATCTAAATCGATGCCAGTTATTTCAGCAAATTTCTTGGCACAAAGGCGATTAAAGTCATAGGCTTGGGCTGTTTCAGATTCGGAGAATGTGGGAAATGTATTATGTAATGTCATATGTTTTTTATTAATTAAAGTTTATAAACTTACTCCAAATCTATTGCTCAAATCACGAGTTATTTCTAATCTTTGTTGAGTGGAATGGACAGAAGAATAAAGCAATATTTCAAAAATAGTGCCATCAAATTGCCTAGTAGGAAATCCATTTTTTTGCTGACCTATTGCGAATAAAGTAGGTCCGCTATTTATTGCTGAAATAGTTCCTGCCCCTGGTCCAGTTACAACTGAATTTGAATTAAATTGAGCATAAACGGTTGCTGCACTTTTATCCCACCAAAATGATGTTATGAATGGTGTATTTGCTACGGCATTGCCAGCGGTAATAGTTCTTTGTGTTACTGTTGAATCAATAATGCTACAATTTATTGCGCCAGAAGTAGCTTGAGTGATTTGATACACTTCACTTGTTGATACACTAGACCCCTGCATAAATAGCATACATCCTGATTGTGTAGATGGTGGTGTTAAAGCTACGATTTTAGCACAAATATAAATGGTAAAGCCTGTTGATCCATTAGCTAGGTTTAATCTAGATAAATACGCAGCAACTGTAGTTTTTAAAGAGTCGCCATTAGCTCCTCCACCATCTGAATTAAATGTAATACCTGACGCCCCGCCAGAAACATTAGTATTAAATACTGGTTGATTTGCAACAGTAGCTTGTATTGCAGCTACTTGTCCTCCACTAATATCATTCCAAGTTGAAATATTGCTGCCATTAGCAGGTTGCGTATCGTTCCCGCTAGGATTCTCAGATGTAAACCTTCCTACCAACGCTGGCATAGTAGAAGGAACTTTTGTTTTTGGAAATGCGCTCATGCTACTGAAATCCCCCAATTATTGCCAAAATATCGCATTAATTGCAATACTTCTGCGTCAGTTAATGCCCTGTTATAAAATGCTACTGCCCCCATTACTCCATTCCAAAATGATGCGCCTCCATTTGTTGAACCTAGTATCATTGAAGAAGGAACTCCTGAATTTGTTTGTGAAAATGAAACTGCAGCTTGAGCATTAACTTTTAGTTTTACTGTGTCTGTCGCTCCATCGTTTGTCACGCAAAAAATAAAAGGGTCTGTTCCTACTGTCACTCCACTATTTTTTACTGCGGAGCTACTAATGGATGATGCTGCATTACCTGCCGCTGTTACTGTTAAATAAGTTCTTGGGGCGTTGGTGCTTCCGATCAAATATTGTTCGGTTAATGCTAAATCTGATTTTGCTACAACTAACATGGTCAAGCCACCGTTTGTTTGCTCTGGAAATAAATTTGATGGAATTACTAAGCGAGAGCTAGTGCCATTGAATAATAACGCATTTTTACCATTTATCGTACGTGCATTAGTTGTTGGCTGGTTGGCTCCAGTTGCTTGAGTAAGTGTATTAGAGCCGTTTTCATCTCTGACAACACTTACTAGATTTGACGAAGATGTAATGCTGGAAGTGTCGGAAAAATCATAAAATCCAACGCATCCTGATATTGTTCTGGGTGTTAAGCCAATATTTGTAGGAGAGAAGTCTGCCATTATAGTGCTATCCTCCATTTAGTTGATAAATATTGTTGAATTGATGCAACTTGGTCATCAGATAAAGCTCTATTGTAAATAAGAATTTCGGCTATATCTCCCGAAAAATAATTACTTATAGATGATGTTGGTCTAATCCCTAATGCAAAAGTATTAAGCGTTGTTACTCCAACATTAAAAGATCCATTATAAAAAGATGTGCCATTTTTCCACGCTTTTAATGTCGAACCAGCGTAAGACATAGATGACATTACTGGAGTTGAGGCTGCTGCTGTTGTTGTGACCCCTTGAGCTAAAATGGATGCATCATCTCTTTTAAAAATTCTGAATGTATTAGAATTGCCGTTATCATGACCAAAAAGAATGGTGGTATTACCTGAATTCGCAGCAAACCATATAGCTGGACTGCCTGTTAATGTCGTTGGATTATAAACAGCAAAAACGCTGATAGGTGTGTCATTTCCAGTAAAATAAGCAGCCAAAGCGTTACAACTTAAGTAATTAGATGTGCCATTAAAGGTAATAACATTTTTACTAGCCATAGTTGAAACGCCAGTTTGAGGCTGATTACCTCCTGTCGCTTGCACAAATGGATTTTGTGAATTAGCTTTATTACGAATAACAGAAACGAGACCGCCAGAGGAAGTGATATTGGTTGTTGCGGTATCTGCGGCATCCATCCAACCTACTAAGCCAGGATAAATACTTCCCAATTTTGTTTGATAAGATCCTATCGCCATTAGTAAGTTACTGTAAAGATTGGAGTAATATTTAAATCAGCCACTAAAATCAAAGTACCATCAGCAACAATAGTAATTACATCACCAGTTACTAAATTTATTGCAGTGGTGGCGTAGGCATATGTGGCTGTTGTGCTGGGAACTAAAGCAGTTAAGCCTGTAATATCAGCGCCATTTAATTGAAGCTTGAAAGTTCCTGCTGTACCAACAGAGAAAGCTCTAAATCTAATCCCTAAAAGAGTAGCATTTGCTTGCGGACACCATAGGTCTTTAGTATTAGAAGTTGTAACACTTAGGTTAATTGTTGCTAAACCAGGCATATTGACAACTGCTGTTCCATAAGAAATTTCCCAAGAGCTTGCAGAAAGAACTTTAAGAGTAGCAACGCCACCAGTGATTAGGGTTGTATTTCCGATTATTGTGTCGGTAGAGCCAGAGACTTTAGCAAAAGTAGCCGTGCCTACACCAATGTTTCTAACTGTAATTACTGTTCCAATAGGGAAAGTAACAGCAGTTGGAATTGTGACAGCGATTGCCGAAGCATTAGAAAGAGTAACATCATTTCCAAGATCAGTTAAGGCTAAGGTATAAGTTGTGCCAGTTTGGTTGTTGACTGAATTGGCTAAAGACCTTCCGTCAGCAGGATCAAACTGGGTCATGATCCAATTGCCAGAACCAAGAGAAGTCATTGTAAAACAATCATCGGCTTTAGTTGTGATGTTTTTGCCGTTCTTGGTTATTAAACTTGTGCCGTTGTAAGTGATTAAAAAAGCACCTGTCGCCCTACATCTTCTAGTGGTTCCAGCGTCTGCGGTTCCAAAGCTTGTAATTGTTGTTGTGCCAGAGATTGCAACATTGTTTGATGCCGCTGCGCCAATATTGCAGGTTGCGGCTGAGGCGACTGTGACGTAGGCAGCTTCGTTGATAGCTGCTCCGCTCATGACTAGGTTGCCAGTCATTGTGCCGCCAGTAGTTGGCAATGCCCCTATTTCTGTTGCTGTAGGTTCGACGCCAGATAATCCTTTATATTTGTTTGTAAGTCCACCCATAGAGTAAATGTTTTGTAGCAATCATCTTTTTACATTTACTCATTTTTTTAAATGTCGCTTTATTAATAAAAAAATCAAGAACTATTTCAATTCTTGATACATGTTTTGGAAAAAATCATTCCAGTTCTTACCTAGTTTTTCTTGAGCTGAAGGAATGCCAAAAGTTGCCCCAGTTGAAGAATAGCTTTTTTCAAAAAATGAATACCACGTTCTATTGACTTCTCCTTCACTATTTACCAAAGGCTCTTGGTTGCTGGGAACTCCAATATCAATAGTTAGATCATCTTTAATAGTTGTTTTTATTTGTTGAAAAAAAGTGTTCCATTCAGGTTTAGTTATTCCGTTTTCTTCTACTAAAGGTTGTTGAATATTTGGTAAATTAATCATCTTCTGACTCCACATCTACAAATGCCCCTACAACGTGAAATTTAGTTGGCTCGCTGTAGTTAAGTTTGGCAATAAAAGAACGAGCCTTTCCACCAATTTTATTCCAAAATACTTCCGTTAAGAAAGAGCCTTCTGCTCCGATAGGTTGCCATAATTCGTCAGTGTAAGTTTTTCCGCCATTGTCAGAAAATCTTCCTACTAACTGAGGGTCGGATCCTTGGCCAGTTGCAATGCCAACTCCAGTGTCCATCATTACTACAAACTTATTTAAAGACATTCTGGCGAAATTTTTAAACATCGTAGTGCCGATAATTTCTCTTTTAATTACTGTTTCGTTTTCAGTATAAACATCTGGATCTAATTCATAAATGATTCCTGTTTGGAAATCTCCAACAAGGTTCTTTCCCGCGAAATAAGCGTGACAGTTAGCTCTCCATCTTCCATCTCTGTTCTGGTTATCAACACTTTCTCTTTCGTGCCATAATTCAGTTGTGATGTCGTATTCCCAAGTTTTGTTTTCAGTTGGGAAGGTTAGGCAGTATTGTTTGTGTCCGTCTTGAACATAGGTAAAGCCAATTGCATCGTTTATAATTGCATATTGCTCAATTTCTTGAGAAATAGGGAAGGTTGAAATTGGTTTTAATTGATAGCCAATAGTTTGATAAACAATTCTGTCGTTTCCTAAAAAGAAAAATGAGTTGTCTAGTGTCGCAACCGAGTATTTTGAAGCGCAACCTTTTTCAATGTAAACGCCTTCTTTTCTTTGGAATAATGGGCTTCCTGATCCTGTGTTGTAATAGACCTGAATGATGTCTTCTTTAAAAAACCAAAGCTCTAGGTTATTCTGATAAACTCTAACAATTTTAGAAGAGTTGGCCTCAACAGTAGCTGCGTTTAGAGCGCTCCAATCTTCCGTTGCATTAACATCTGACCATTGGAACTCATTACTGTCTATCAGCGCTGAGATAGTGAAGCCATCTAAAGTGGTAATTGACCCCGAATCATTAAACTCGCCGTCTACAATTTGAGTTAGCGAGTTTGCTGTTGTTGTGCAATAATAAGTGGTCCCATCGGGCAACTCGATAGTAACTTGTGTTCCATTATCAGTCATTATTACACGACCAATCTCAGAAGTAATTTCTCCCAAAAGAGTCTGGGTTTTAGTTGAGTCTATTTTATAAACTTTATTACCAACTACTACAAATAAGTTTTCGCCCATAACTCTCATGCCATAAACAGGCAAGGAAACTGAGGTGTCTTTCCAAACATTTAATCCAGCAGTTCCCAATACCATATTTGGAAAAGAGCTAGTCTGAGGGGTAATTTCAGCGTAGCAATTAACTAACCTTTCAGCAGAAATTAAACCGCTTTTAGCTTTGTATGAATTGACGCCGAAATGAATTTGCTGCAACATTATTGATACAAATTATAAGTTGGCACGAAATAAATAGATTCTTCGCGATCATATCCTTTTAGATTTCTCAACATTTCATCAGCAGTTCTTTTAATTAACTCCGCTTTTGTTTTATCAATTCCATAATCATAGCAAAGACGAGAAGCTAATCCGAAAGCTAAGGTTTCTGCCCATTCAATCGGGAAATCAATGCTATCAGTTCCCGAAGAAAAATCAAAAAACATTTTTTGGAATGTAAATTTAATTGTGTTTGTTGCATCATTGGGAGCTTGGTATAAATACAGCGCTCCGTAAGTTAATTGTTTGTCGTAATAAAATTGAGTAGGTTGCCCAATATTTGTTTTTTGCGCTAAATTAAAATAATCACTTCTTGCCATTTCAGTCATTGGCGTGTCGTAATCAGAAGAATCTCTTCTGCGGCATGAGCTTATCGCTTCTGGTCGATTAATTTTAGTTTGATAAACATATACAGTTGCTCCGCTAGAAACATCGTCTGTCAAGGCATTGTCTAAATTAATAGTTGTTCCAGCGACATTCGCAACAGTTGTCCAAAAAATATCTCCATCATCTTGCATGACACCAACGAAATAATCAGCAGTAAAGCCAGTTGCGCTAGTCACAACAATTGCAGTCGCTCCACTTGCCGCCGCTGCGCTAGTTGTTGTTTGTGTAAATGATTCGGTGGCATTTGCTGTTGAACCATCCAAAGTGTAGCTTTCTTGCCCGAGGGTTAAAAACAAAGTTCCTTCGGCATATTTCCAAAGATAAACTCCTTCGCTTTTTAAGCCTTTTACAAATAAGTTTAGAGCGTCAGAAGCCTCATTTACATCTTCGGCGGTTAAAGCTCTTCCACGAGTCTTAACGCCAAGAATTGATAAAGCTCTATTGATTATGTCGTTTCTTGTTTGTGAAAATGTGTTAGTTCCTGAAACGGCCATTTTAATTAGAAATTAGTGTTAATGTTGTTTAGCTCTTCTAAGGTAGTGCAGGATTCAATTTCAACTTGACGGCTTCTTGCTAAGGCTCTGTTCTCAGCTACACCTTCTTTTAATGCCTCGCCAGAGGTTGGATCAGAAAGGCGGATAACTTGCCAATCGGTGCTTATCAGATAGGCTTGACATTGAGTAATTTTCTCAATCTTAACTTGTTCTAGCAAAACATTATCTGGCGTGACATATTCTTGAAAAATGCCATCAATAACACACATTTGTTTTCCTAAAGCCTCCTGATGCTCTTCATCAGAAATTTCGATGTAAGGCTCTGGAATTGATGTGTAATTAATAGCATCGGGGTAATATCCTTTTACTAAAGTTGTTTCTGTGTCGTAATTTACTTTTATCATAATTTTGATTGTTAAATTAATACCCAACAGCTGTCCAATATAAAGCTGTGGCAGTTGCGCCACTTCCTGCAGAAGAGGTTATACAATAAGGAATAGTTGTAGTTGTTGGTGCGCCAGTTAATTGTGCAATTCTAGTTGTGAAAGCTGCTTGAACAGCTATTACTGTAGCGGAAGTGCAAGCCGTTGGGAAGGTAAATGGTAATGTAATATTGCCAGAACTTGCTGGAGATGACACTGTGCCCCATTGTCTTATTATCCCACTTGGAGAGATTTCATAGCCATTTGCAGCTTTAGAATTAACAAAGTTGCTAAATGATCTTGAAACAATTATCCAATAACCTACGGTCGAACTGTAGCGCAACATCACAAAATCAGTTGTGACGTCTAAAGTAATATCTCTAGTTGTAGCATTGTTATTTTGAGGATTCCAAATATTGCCTGTGGCATGTTTTAGCACCACATTCCTAGCATCAGCGGTACTTTTGATAAAAATAATCGTGCCATCCTGTCCGCCATTAATTGTATCTAAATCATCGGTGGCTGCATTTCCCTCGGTATCAAGTACATAAGAGCTGGAATTATTACTTAAGGTGACAACGCCAGTTGCGATTGTTAAGGCAGTATCTGATCCAGATAGCATTGGCAGTGAGTTTGGATTTAAACAAACAATATCAACACCGTCATTAATGCAGATATATCTTTGAGTGGCCCTCAAATCCTTAGCTTTCAATGCAACCTTAGTGCCTTGCTGAGTATATTTTTTCCAGTTTAGGGCAGATAAGCCATCAATTGCTAAAGTTGGACTATCTCCACAATCAACATGAACTTGCACAAAAAAAGTCTGGGTGTTATCGTAAGAACTGATTGTTGGGTTTGCAATTAAAGTGTAGGCCGTTGATGTGCCCGCAGTTATGTTCCAATAAGAAGTAGGGCGCACGTCAAAATCGTTAAGAGATACAGCAGAAGCGGTTGCGCCAACTGGGTCAACTGTCTCAATAGTATTGTTGGAGGAATCCTTAACAACAAGTTTCAGTTGAGATAGGTCAGAATACCAAATCTCAGCAAAGCGGCCGTTAGAATCGGAAACAACTGGGTTAGTATTGGCAACACTTAGTCCGTCGTCTTGATAAGTTGTGACTGGTGTTGTTGTTCCAGTTGCATAGAAATAATATTTATAACCAACACCAACGGCTCCAGCGTTAGTGAATATTCTTGCAATTGGTTCAATAAATCTTTGTGCCATAGTTAGTCTCTGTAAAAGCGTTTTTTAATTTTTTTAGATTCTTTCTCAATATCAATTCCGTCCATTAGAAGCGGCTCTTGTTCGCGCTGATCCTTAAGTTGTGAGCGGATTTCTTCTTCACTCATAGTTGGCTCAGAAGCTTCAGAATCATTAATTCCAAAACCAGATAAATATTCTAAAACATCCTCTCTAATTTCAGGATTTGCAGCAGTGATTGCAGAAAGTCTATTTAAATGCTTCGGAAGTTCTTTTGGAGTAGATTGAGAGGTGATTGCTAACCAATTGATAAATTTAGGATTAGCCATTAATCTTGCAGAAATATTAGCACCAATCATGGTTGGGATCAATCCCGCAACACCAGTAGTACTTCCAATAGTTCCAAGACCTATTGCTTGCATTAATTGTTTTTGCTGTCCTGCCTGTTCGGTGTTTTTGGTTAACTCAACAGCTTTGTTTAAGCGATTAAAAGCAGTAGTTTGCTCAGGCGTGAATATGTGTTTTTCTACACCATTCTTTTTAAGAACAGAGTATTCGGCCATAAACTTTTGAGGGCTAAATACATCTGCCTCAGCTCCTTGCAAGGTCTTCTGAGCTAATCCTAGATCTCTAACGAATGTAGCGCGTAAGAAATCTTTTTGTGGTTCTCTTAAAGATTTCATTATTTCTGAAATTCTAGTACCACCCATTTTAGCTCCACGGGTAGCTAATGAATAAACTTGCTCAGGTAATTTTGCATCAATTAATGGCTGAAGAGTATCATTAATAAATGTTTTTTGTTTAGCATAAACTCTATTAGCTGCATCAAATAATTTAAGAGCAGTTTCGCCGCCATTAATTCTAATAGATTCCTTCATGTCTTTGGTCATGTTGTCGTAGAGAGTTTCCATTTCGGCCCTCTCATCACCAATCATTGTTGCTTTTTCCCTACGAATTTTACTGCGTAGTTTGCGGATACGCTCATAATTAGGAATTTGATCTTGGCTAAGTTCTTTAACTGTTCTAATTGTGTTCTCAAGAGTCCCCCCCCTTTTAATAGACATTGTATCTAATAATCCGACATCTTCATTTATGTATTTCAGTGTGGAGTTAAGTGGAGTTGGCGCTCTATCGCCAATTTTTCTTCCCAACTCTCCATACAGTCCTTCCATAGCGTGCTCTGTCTTTTCTACATAATTCTCCGCACCTTTCTTGATAATAGCTCCAGCTTGCTCGTATGTTCCTCCGTTAAACTTGATGACATTTTGAATCTGACCAGAAATATCATTAACTTGTTTTTGTAGAGCCTCAGTAATAGGCTTGCCAGCTAGAGGAACGTCTTTGATAAAGTTTTGTAAGCCAGCAGAGTTTGAAACATCAGCAAGGGTTGGTTCGATTCCTAACTCTTGGAATGTTTTTACTGCCTCGGGTTTTACGCCAAAGGCTTTCTGTAAGCCTTTTTTAGCCATGCCAGACATTGCAGGAATTGCTTTTTGAGCAGCGGGAATAGCTTGTTGTACTGCTCCACCTAATACGCCACCAGCAACCGTACCAGTTGCAACATCTTTTAGGGTTTGTGGAATATTTGTTAAATCTTCAGTTTCACCTAATGCACTTGCACCACCTAAAGCAGCGCCACCTTTAACAGCGGATCCAAATCCTTGTTCTGCTAATCCAGCCGCACCTAATGCTTTGCCAGCAACACCAACGTCAGAAAACACTTGTCCAGCAAAAGAAGTTAGAGGGCGGTCTTGTCTTGCTTTTTCTAACTTAGCCCTTTCGGTAGTTCTTGCTTCTCTGTAAAGGTCACCAATGTCTATGTTTTGAGTAGCTGCACCACCGAATAGTTTTGCAACACCAGCGGCAATACCAGCTTTGATTTCATCACCAAAGCCTAGTGGATTGGTTGCAGTTGTGAAAGCAGCTTCGCCCATTGACATTTTAGGTTGTTCGTCTGCGCCAAATCTTTCCCAAGGTTTGCCTTGTGCTGGAGCTTGTTCTTGTGTTTGGAATTTTTCCCAAGGCTTCATTATTGCTGCCTCCAATTTTGTTGCGAGGCTGGATTGCCGCCTAAAAATGTAAATCCATCAACTACATCACCAATTCTTGGCATTTGTGATATACTTTGAGACTGTGATGGCTGATTAACTGTTATTCCTCGTCTTTGGTTTTCTAAACCAGTTCTAATAACATCTTTGAGATCTTTCGCTGCTTGGTCGAATTCCTCTTCGCTAGTTGCGACATCCATTGCAGAAATAGCATCTGTTGCTTTTTTACCCTCAACTTCCGAAATTGCACCACCACCTTTAAGAGTTTCAAAGGCTTCAAGGAATTGCTTACCTTTCAATTGATTGTATTTAGCCATAAATCCAGCAGCAGGAGTGCCAGCCACAGTAACTTCTTTAGTAAATGGCACTGATCCCATAAATGGATTTTTCACACCTACCATAGCAGATTTTCCTTTATGGCTAATTACATCATCAATTAATTTAAGGGCCTGTTCAGCTTGTGCTTCAACTTTAGGAAGATTAACGATTCTTTCTCCTCTTGATTCTGCTATTTTCTCTTGTTGTTTTTTAAATGCTCCAAGAGTTAAGCCTTGTTCTCTTGCCGCAGCCCTTTCCTCTTCAGCAGACAGCAACTCGCCTCTTGATTTCATAATATCTAAAGCACCTTTTTGCATATCTTGCTTAGTCTTCTGAATACCCACGCTATAGTTAGCTTGTTGTAAGCCTTCGGTTTTGATTTTTGATGCTTCTAAATTTTCTTTTAGTTCTTGTTCTCTACCTTTCAGGCGAGAGGTAAGACGCTTAAATTCCAAAATACCCTCTTCGGATTTTTCACTAGGCAAAGGTAATTCTTTGCCAGTGGCTTCTTTGTATTCGTTGTGAAGCTGTTCCCATTTTGCTTGGGTAAAGGCGTATTTAGGAAGTGAAGCGTATGAGTCTAAAACTTTTGCACCTTGAACGTCAGTATAATCTTGTTGTTTTCTTATTCCTTCGGCACGGACTGGATTGTAAGCCGCTAGTCTTCTTAATGCATCTTGGTCGCCCATTGAAGCCGTGCGAGTCAAAACATTCTCAGCTTCAGCTTGAACAAGTTTTTGTTCGTTAATATCCATTTCTTGTTGAGCAGCAAGCAAGGCTAATTGATTAGCTTTTGCCTGTTGGGCAAATTGATAGCCTTTGAGAACGCTACCTACATAATCTGGGACTTGTTGTTGGATTAATTCCATTTTTATTGCAAATTAGTATTCATTGTTTCCATGCCAGCATTACCAAATGCTCTGCTATTGTATTGACCGCCGCCAGTTGACGTAAAACCAGAAGGTGATTTTGGAGCAGAACCCATGCCGCCTAATCCAGCGCCAAGCAGAGTTCCACCAATTTGGCTAAAGCCGCCACCAATAATATTTCCCATTTGTGCATCACGATTAGCCATTGCCATGCCTTGGCCTAGGATACCTTGCTGAGAAGCATTAGCAATATTCGAGCCAGCCATCATTTCGTAATTACTCATTGAAGTAGCTGCGTTTTGTCCTATTCCTGCTAACCCTTGAGCATAACCAACTTGGTTGCCAAATTCTTGTGAGGCTGTGCCTTGGGCATAATCAGTTAAAGCTTTCATTGCAGCGCCAGATTTTAGTCCACCTTTAGATGCTAGAAGGTTTTGAATAGAATTTTGCCCTTGAGACATACGGAATTGATAGCCTGGAGTCGCTTCTAAGCGCGACATAACATCTTGAGGATTGCCAGTAATTAATTGTTGAAGTAAATTTAAGCCACCTCTACCAGCCTCTTCATATGGCTTTTGGTATCCAATAGCCGATTTAGTTCTTTTACGCATTTCTCTGAGGTAAGCATCCATTGCGTCTCTTTGCGCCCTTCGAGCTTTGCCAGCTGATTTGTTGCCAAAATATCCTTGGGTGGCCATTCCACCACCAATTAATGCCGCCCCGCCTATTGCTACTGCTGCGTAAGTCATTATTTATCTCCTAATAAATTTTCTTTATTAATCCAAGACAAATCGCTTTCATGCACTAGCTCTTTTTCTAGATCTTCAACAAGGGTGTGTTCGCTTTGATGAACAGTAGCCCAGATTGTGTCTTCATGAACATAAATTAAGCGTTTTGTGCCTGCTTTTGAAATCCATGTTGCAGGGGCTTTTATGCGAGTGACTCCTTCTTCGGTCATAATTGTCACATCACCTTTAGACAAGATGCTAGTGTGGTCGAAATTATGAACTTTGCCAGTAAGGATTAAGTCTTTGGGTAGGGTTATCTGTCTAACGTAGGTTTTGTTGCAGATAAAATGTTCTAGGGGGAGTTCTTTTGCTGCTTGCTCGGTGCCGTCAAAATAGTTTTTAAGATAATATTCGGTTAGCTCTATCTTTTCCATATTGGATAGAGTGGCGAGGTCTTTATTGTATTTTTCTGCTACGGCTGGTAGGTTAAAGCAATCCATCTTCTTTTGAGAGTTTAATTTTTCTATCTCAGCTTTACTACATTTACTCAAAAGAAGCTGCGTTATTTTTAGATCTTCGTTTTTATTTTTGCAAGCGTTATTTCTTTTTTCCGCCTTTTTTAGTTCCGCATTTTTTCATATACTTACCAATTTTTTAATTAAAATTAACAGTCCCATTTTTTCAGTGCCAAACCTTTTCTGGTTGGTTTGCCATCTTTGCTAGTCGGTCCTTTAACGCCCGACATTCTAGCGCAGAAGGATTTTCTTCTAGCGGCAGCCTTAGGACTTTTCTCAGCGCGCTCTTTACTAACAGGAGCTTTTAAATTACTTCCTGTCTCTCTATTGTATTTAGCTCTTCCTTTAGCTGTTAAGCCGCCGCTCTTAGATTTCTCGCCACGACCAACACTAAGGCTAACTGATTTCTTTTTCATATTTAATTGTAATCAGGTACTGGCACGTTAATAAAAGTATCTGTTGTTTCAGGTCTTGCGTCTGGTATTGGTTGGGCTGGAGGATAGACAATCGGCGTGTCCTGCGGTTGTCTTCTCCTCCAGACCTTATTCCAAACTAATTTGCCATTCCATTCATAGCGACATTCTGAGCGCCATTTCTTGAAGCCTGTCCTGTCGCATATTACTCGGTAGTCCATATTAGTTGACTTGAATTAATAAAGCAGCACCTGAAGAGTAAGAGTTGATTTTAACTCTCATCGCTTCTGGAATTGCAATGTAATTGCTGTTTTTTGAAGCAGTTGCTCCAACCACAGCAGAATCATCACTATCTAACCAATTAAAGGTTCTGTTGGTCAAACTTTGAACATTGTCATTAGTTTGTTGAACAGTGTAATTGATAGTTCCAGTCACAATAAAAGTCAAGCCAACTTGTCGCTCATTTCTGTCTGAATTAGTCCTAGCAATAGGAATAATTGGAGAAACAGCTTCGTCAACTGGGCCAGCTTTAGTGTTGGTTCCAACAGCTCCACTAGCAGCGATACTCTGAATTGAATAAAAATAATTCGTTGTCTCTACTGTGTTGTTGTTAGGGCCAGCAATTCCTTCACTAATCAAGATGGTTTTGTTTTTGTCTAAATAACCAGAAACGACAAAAGTCACTCCTGAAATATTACCAGTTGAAGTGAAGCCAATTTGTTTAGCGAATAGATCTGGCGTCACCCATTCACCGTTAGTTACTCCAGCTCCGTTAAGAGTGAAGTAGCCAGAGCCGCCTAGTGTCTGATTCTGGAAAACTCCATCATCATCAACATCAGCCAAATCCATGTTTATTTCTATTCTACGCATGATTGCTCCTGATTTATCTTTCTTTAGCTGCGAAAACGTAATCAACAGACAAAGTTTTAGCTACAGCTTCGCCGTTTTGAATACCAAAAGAGATAGTCAATTCTTCGTCATCGGGAAGATTTGTAGTTGCCAATTTACCTAAAACAGTTGGATTCAAGCTATTAGTTGAAGCGGCATAAACCATTTCATCAACGCCGTTGTAGTAGAAGCCAACAGTAATATAAGTGGCATCAGCAACCGTAGCAATTGCGGTCGCAGTTGATGCAGTTGAATTTTTTACAACAACGAAATCTAAGTTAGTGTCTCCGTCATGTTTTCTGAAATAAACGCCATCAGTCACAGCTAATGGAGTTGTATCAGTGATTTGAAGACCAATAACGAAATCAGACTGAGTTGCATCAGAAACAGCAAGTCTTGCTTTGAAAAACAATCTCTTGCCAGCTTGAAACTTAAATGATTCACCAACTTTTTGCAAAGCGTTTAAATCATCATCTGCCGCTGAGTTAGTAAGCAAAAGAACGCCGCCATCAACGTTAGTTAGCGCTTGAGTAGCACCAGCTTGAGTTTCAGTCACTGTCCAATCTGCCGCAGCGTAAGCGTCAAAATCGTTAAAGTAAGTGTGAAGTTGAGTAGGATCTAGTTCTTTTAATTCACCTAGAATGTTTTGCTTGGTAATGTTAGTAACGCCATAGGTAAAATTAGTAGATGTCATAATATTTTAAAATTTAGTTGTGGGGGGAATTTCACCCCCCTTTACCCATTAGGACAACAGTTGATAACTAAACTCCTTCAGAAGCGAAGTAGCCGCGTGGATCAGTGACGCCAATTGCGTAAGAAGTCATAATTTTGTATTTATGATCTCCAGACTCAAAAGCACCATCGTTGCTAAATTCACCTTGTACAGCGGTGATCATTTTAGCACCTTCTGGAGCGTCAGTTTTGATGAAATAAGCATCATTTGACTCAAGGTGTGGATTAACCACGATTCCTTGTGCAAATAGACCCATATTTTTCAAAGCGTTAATGTCGTTATTAGCGGTATTAACACGAAGTTGAGACTCAAGAATACGAGTAGCTTCAAACATCAAAGCAGAAGGAACTTGAAGAAGAACTGGTTTAATTCTAGCTTTAATTCCTCTGTCGTTGTTAGTTTCTTTGATTTGAACGCACAATTCTTCCAAAGCTTCTTCACAAAGATCTTGCGGAGTTGCAAGAGTGTTTGAGAAGTTGCCAGCGCGAGAAGGGTGGTCAGTTGCAAAGAACTTTTTGCCATCGCCGAAAGTGTAGTTAGAATTAAAACCGTTGTTGAAAAGGTCAGCAACATCCACTTCTTTAGTCTCACGAAGAGAAGAAGAAAGGAATTCGTTTCCTTTAGATACAACGTTAAGATACTTACCGAATTTACGAGCTTCCCAAGAAACTTGATAACCCAAAGCACGAGTTCTTTGTTGGTATCTAGTCACGTAGCCTTGAGTCATTGAATCATAATCAACGCCCGCGCCTTCGTTTTTAGCGGTTAGTAAGCCAAATGGGCTAACCAACACATCTTCGTCGAACTGCTCGTCAGTAGTTTCCATTTTAACGAGTTTAGCCGCAAGAAGATCATCTTCGGTATAAGAACCCCAGAATGTTTTTACTCCTGGTTTTAGTGCTTTAGGGATAGTACCTGTTACAATTACAGACATAATAAAATAGTTTTAAGTTAATAAGTTAGATTCCAGCAACGATGTTTGCTTCTGTGTGGTTATTGATTTTAACGCGCCATTTAGCGTGTTGACCAATAGCATTTTCAGGAGCATCAACCAATCTTAAAATTTTAAGTTGGAAAGTTGCATCAGTAGCAGGGGTAGTTGTGTCTAATTCAACACCAGACAAGCCAGTTGCAGTTGAGCCAGACTCAGCAAATACTAGGTTAGCGTTCAAGCCAACAGAAGTAGCAGCCAAAGGAGAGCCAGCAGATTCTTCTTGAATTTCAAATTCTTGAAGTGGGCTGTCAGCAACAATAGCAACTCTTTCGGTAGAAGCTGGGTTGTAAGCTACATTCAAATTGCTTGGGTTAGCCAAGAAACCAATAATAACGCCAGTGATTTTATTGCCATCACCAGCAGTTGCTTTATTGATTTCTGGTAAAGAACCAGCAGCAAAAGGTCTGCCATCGCCTAAAACAGCGGCAGTGTTAGAGGTTCCAGTTTTGATTACAGGATCGCCAATAAACAATGCAGTTGCATAGCTTGAAGGGATGTAGTAATAGTTTTTAGGAATCTCGTTAAACGGAGCATTCTTAATTGGTCTAAGACCAGAAGGGATATTAGCGTTTGCCATATTTTTTAATTTTGTTTAGTTATAAATTTTGTTGTATCTTGCCCAATGTAGGTCGAAGAACTATAACCCAAGCTTGCGCCTTGCATCTTATTTAGATTTTCTTGGCGGTTTGCTTCAGATTTAATTTTTTTATCTCTCTCAATTTTAGCGTTCATTTCCTCAGAAATTTCCATGGCGTACCTCATGAAAGTCTCGCCTTGTTTATTCGTGCCGCCGCGTATTGGAGCAATTTCAATGCCGTTTTCATCGGTAGCTGGTCGGTAGCCAAGATCGATCAAATCTTGGATTCTGCCGGGTATATTAGAAGAAACCCATCTGCGTAAGAAACCTGCCTTTTTAGGCAAGTCAGATAACGCTCCGGCTCTTTTTAGGGAGGTGCGGGGGCTGCTAATAAATTCTCTTCCATCAGGCATTTTGACAACCTCATGGTCTCTAGTAGTTGGTCTTGATTCTCTTGAATCTTGTACTTCCAATCTTTCTTGAGAGTGTGATTTTTGTATTCTAGCTGATTCTTTAGTCATATGATTGCCTCAGTTTAATTAAAATATTCTTTGATTGCCTCTTGTTGCATTCTAGCAACTTGTTCTTTCGAGAAGTTATGTCTTTTAGCCATAAAATCACAATTCTTACGAACATCGGCAGGAAGGTCGTTATAAGAGTGCTGTTTTTTTCCAGTCTGGATTCCTCTTTGACCAGATTCGACTCTAGGAGCTTTTGAGATTCCTAGTTTATCGCCAAAACGCTTCTCTACTTCTTCAGTGACCATTTCTAGCCTTTCTTGAAGAGGTATTCTTTCAGATAGCTCACCAAAATAGGTGGCTGCTACTGCTTGCAATACTTTGTCTTGATGAAACCAAGTGTTATCGGCAGTCCAGTTATCAAAAAGCACTTTATCCTCGCGACTAACTTGAGTCTTTGGTTGCTCAACTTCAGGTTCATCGAAAACAACTTTTGATTTTTCCAAATCAGCACGTTGTTGACGAATAGCCCTAACCTTGGCAACGTCACCTTCAAGAATAGCGTTTTCTTCCGCCTCGTCCAAAGAAGAGTAAGATTTTGTGAATTCTCTTTCTTGAGCAATCTTTTGAACATTTAACATAACCTGCATCTGCTTACGCATTTCGGCTACTTCGTTCTCAAGAGCTGACTTTTCTTTCGCTAGTTTTCTATTTCTCTCATTTAAGATTGGAGTTTCCTTTTCCTGCATAGCCAAAAAATCTTCGGCTGATTTATGCGGTTTAGGAGTCCCATCTTTGTATTTTCCTTTGAAGAATTTGCCAGTTCTCCAGCCTCTGTCCCAAGCTTCTTTTTCAGTTTCAGAAAGAGACTGATAAAAAGCTCTTTCTTCAGCTTTCGGGTCGAATCTTGGGGCTTCCTCAGTTTCCTCCTCTTCCATCTCTTCAAAGATTGGATTAGGAGCGATTTCTTTCTCAGGAGACTCTTCTTCGATTTGAACACCAATATCCAAATCAATTTCTTCAGAACGGTCGATTACTGGCATATTTCCTCACGTTTAATTACTAGAATATCTCTGTCTAAAATGATGCGGTATTCTTTGCCGTCATCAGTCTGTTCTTTGTTCAATACATAGCCGCAGTAAGAAGGGATAATAATTTTATCACCAACCATCGGCTTATCTTTCCAAGTGCCTTCGTCAAAAGCTTTTGCGCCATAGGCAACAATTGTTGCAATGGTTTTAGCTTGTTGAAATTCTTCTCTTGCTTTATCGGGAATGATAATTCCGCCTTTTGTTGTTTCTTCTACAACTTCAGGTAAAACTAAAATTCTGTATTCTAAAGAGTCCCAACCAGAAGTGTTTAAATTAGTCTTACCCATTCACACCTCCGAAAAATAACTTTAGTAAGTTCTCTAGGTCTTCGTCTTTTCTGGCATCAAGGTAATTAGAAACTTGTTCTAATGCCTCGCAGCCTCCGAGACTACTTAAAACGATGTCTCTATTAAATTGGTGGTCTCTACCAATGTAATTGTGTGACACGTCATTTAGCAATTTAAGTCGAGAATTTGCTAAAATTGTCTTAAACTTCAAAGCAGTTGGATTGCTCAACCACTCTTTTAACTCTTGTACTTCTAATTTACTCATTTGGTTCACTCAGTTGTTAATAAAAGTATCAGCAGCGGTCTATTCCTCCTGTTTGCTTTCAGTTGTAGGGATCGTGACTTGCTGATTCTCTAGCTTTGCTAGTTCTACTGCCGCTCTAAATCTTCTTTCTTCTTTGCGGTCTTGCATTTCGTTTTGTCTTGATTCTGCATCAATCATATTGTCCAAAACGTCTAATTTCTCTTTGCTTTCGGCCATCTCGGTATCTTTCACCAACTTACCAGCTTGGGCATAATTAACTAAAACTTTTGAATCCAATTCGGCGGATTGTTTCTGTAGTTTGATTTGTTCTAGTTCTAATTTAGCAGCCTCAAGTTGGGCTTTAGATTGAATGTCTAAGCGTCTGGTTTCTTCTTGAAGTGTTGCAATTTGAACGGCAGGATCTGGTTGAGGTTGTGGCTGAATGATGAACTTGTCGAAGTTTTCAATGCCAGCAGTTTCAAACACTGTTCTGTGTAGTAAGTTCTGCTCAACGTAAGGTGAGTTGATAAAGCCCATTAAGAATTGAGCCTTGGCAAACTTCTGCATCGAAACAACATTCTCAGGGTTCGCAACTGGCACGATGTCATAACCTTTCATGCTGAAGTCTTCTTTAACATTCGGCACTTCGTTTAGCTTCATGTCTAAAATTTCAGCGTATTTTCTCTGGCTTAGATATTCAGAATCCAATTCGTAGAAAATATTGATCTCTTTTCTAAGTGAGTTGTAAATACGCATGAACACAGCTTTAAACTGCTTCTGTCCTTGTTCAGCCATTCCCATGTAGGTAGTGGCTGCAATATTTCCTGCGTTCTCACCAGTCAAAACATCTCTTAAGCTTCCCAACTCTTTACCAGCATTAACCAAGAACTGCATCAAAACAAATAAAGTCTGAGAAGGTTCTGGCACTGGAAGTGGAACAATCGCATCACGGATATTTCCACCAAAAGAGTCGCAAAGCTTCCATTCAGAAGGGCGGAAAGGTTTCATGCCGC